GCGGCTTCTCCCCAAGCCCCGACGACTATGCAGTGCCCGACGGGGATCTCGAAGGGGTATCAGGTCTTGTCCCCGAGGATGAGGCTTTGAAGCCCATTCAGCCACCAGCTGCAATCTTTGACCTGCCTAAGGGGAAGACGATCGACCACGTACACGTGACACCGTCATTTCGCCACTATATCCTTCGAGATCCTGAGACGGGAGAGCTCGCATACACCAAGGACGGGGGGACATTAGTGCCACTCGATAGCGTGGGCAAGGACATCATGGAGATACAGAGCGTCGGTAATACGCTCCTGGTGCTCACCCCGACGGGCATGCACTACTTCCTTTACAAGGACTCCACGAAGGGATACATACACCTGGGGGATCAGATACCATTCCCCAAAGTGTCCTTCGCTCTCAAGACTAAGGAGGTCGTGGTAGAGGAGAACTTCGATAGGGGGCGGGATCGCGAGCAGCAGCTGGCGTCGCTACTCAATAGGATGCGCGCCAAGCACTACGACAAGGAGGGTAAGTTCATCTTCCCCTTCTTTATCCGCTATGCTCTCAGGCTCTATGATGGATCTACCACGATGCCGTCGCCACCCGTGCTGATGATACCGAATACCTGTAATAGGTTCATGTTCAGCGGAGGCAAGATGAAGTTATCCTTAACTGTGAGTGACCTCTCTCACGCGCTTGATGACCCCGAGGACTACAAGCGACTGACCAAGTGGGGGGACATAGTTAAGAGTGTAGACTTCTACATATCGTCACCTATATACACCTGGGATCAGGAGCACCCACTCACAGGCAACGGCTCTGTGCTTGATCCGCTCGGCCTTATCCTTCGTCCCTTCTCCATATCCCGTGCTTACTCAGGCTTCACCCCTGAGATACGTGGCACGGGGCGTTATCAGCCGTGGATCATCCCTGGCGAGTGGGAGGTGAATATCTTAGACCCGACGGCATGGCACGATAACAAGTGGTACGCCCTCAATAACTCCGAGCGAGTAGACGCTCAGATTAGGGGCATCAGCTCGTTCTACCTCATTAAGTCAGCCGAGATCAAGCCTGGTGTTATATCGCTAAGCCATGAGCTGGATATGCGTTTCGACAAGGAGGGCTTCCTGGAGAATATCGCCACGTATGAAACGCTCACCGACGACGTGAAGTCTCACCATAAGACCGTGCCGACGAGTGCGTATATCTACAACTCGCGCCTCAATATCACGGGCCTCTCCGAGCAACTACTCTCACAGAGTGACCGCTGGAGGATATTCCCACATACCACTCCAGTGGCGAGCCATTTCTTGTATATGTTCTTCGTCCTCAAAGCCGACGACGGGGAGGATGTATATATAAGTGCTGGCGTATATTCGAGTGTCGACGTAGACAGGCTACTGACATTCGTCTATTGCCCGGATCATAGAGCCTACAAGATGGTAGCATATAAGCAAGAGGCGGCTGGGGGGACCTGGGTGTACAAGAAGCTGGAGCGAGATCTCTCCAAGCACAGCTTCCTCTCAGGCTCTTATGCTATGGGGGGACACCTGGCTCCACTCGAAGGGTGGGGGAGTTCGACGGAGCGCGATCTCCGCGCATTCGAGGCTAAGGTGCAAGCAACGTCTAAACGAACCTTCCCGCTACCCAATAAGGTGTACACCTCGGAGGTGAACAACCCGTTTAACTTCCCGACGCGTGGGGTGAATTCGATCGGCACGGGTAAGATCCTCGGGATCAGCGCAGCCACGAAGGCTCTCTCAGCAGGGCAGTTCGGTCAGTTCCCTCTCTATGCTCTATCCACCGACGGGGTATGGGCTCTCGAGGTGGCAAAGGACGGCACATATACTGCTAAGCAGCCTATCTCACGTGACGTGTGCATCAACCCAAAGAGCATAACGCAGATCGATAATGCGGTGCTGTTCACCAGTGAGCGTGGTATCATGATGCTGTCAGGCTCGCAGTGCGTGTGTATCTCCGACTCGCTTGATCCAAACCGAAGCACCTCATTGAAGAGCTTGCCAAAGTCCGACGAGTTATCCAGGGAGGCTGGCATACCCAAGGAGCAGACGGACCACCTACCGCTCAAGGACTTCCTCGCGGAGGCGGAAATGATCTACGACTACCCCCGTCAGCGTCTGTATGCCTACAACCCAAAGACTTCGTACACCTACGTCTACTCGCTCAAGAGCAAGCAGTGGAGCACCACGCCTACCGATATTCGCAAGGCGGTGAACTCCTACCCGCAGACGATAGCCGTGACGAAGGACGGGAAGGTGGTGGACTATTCCAAGATCGACCCGACGAAGGGCGTTCGAGGGTTGCTGGTCACGCGCCCGTTGAAGCTCGGAGCACCCGACACGATGAAGACTATCCGCTCTGTAATACAGCGTGGGTACTTCCGCAAGGGGCACGTCCGAACGATCCTCTACGGATCGCGTGACCTCTTCGACTGGCATGTGATCTCATCAAGTGCGGATCATATCCTCCGAGGTATCAGCGGTACTCCGTTCAAGTACTTCAAGGTGGCCTTGCTCTGCCAGCTTGATCACGAGGAGGCGATCTTCGGGTGTACTATTGAGTACCTCCCCAAGATGACAGATAAGCCACGATAGAGACCTCTCTGCAAATGAAGCGGGGGCAGTTACTGAGAATACCTCGGTAGCTGCCCCCGCTTTTTTTGTTTGTGTCGAGACCTATACGAAGGGACTCATCTTGCGTCGTATCTTCCCTGTGCGTCGTGCCATAGCTCGTGATACCTCTCTCTTTGCCATTTCAGCCTTCTCGATCCACACATTAAAGCTACTATTACTATCCCCGATGAGCATCAGCCACTCAGCGAAGGCACGGCACACCAGGAACTCGTGTATCCAGTTCTCCGCATAGGTGAGCGTATGCCGTGACATAAGCGAAGGGACAACCATATTGAGGGTGTACTCCTCTCGCTCTGTGTCGAGCACGTCGTCACGTTGGTTCATCTCGCACCCGCATCCGAGGTCCTCCAGCAGGGGGGAGCGTGTGTAAGGGTAGAGTGCTTCCTGGATCTCGCTGAATGAAAGGTCCAGCACACGCGCAATGCGATCGACGTTGCCCTCCTCGCCTATATCAAAGGTAAGATGATTGTCTACGTCGGGTTGCTTGTCCGACTTAGCCACACCATAGATATAAGCGATGTTGCGTATATCGTATATGAGCTCATCTGTGTAGAAGGTGAGCGTAGCCCGCTGGTGATCTCCGTCGAGGCGTTCCGTAATGAGGCGGGCGTTGAGGTCATGAAGGTATGTTCGTCTCTCCATTATTCGTAGGGGTTAGCTGGTCGGGTAGGGCGTATGCGTCGCGATGAAGCCTGCTTCATCTTGTCGAGGTCAGCTTGTGCGAACTTGCTGTATGCACTTGCCATTTCGTCCTTCATCAGTGCATACCACTCCGACAGGCACGTGTGGACCAGGTAGTGGTGGATAGACTCCTCTATATCCTTGATCGCTGGGAGGAAGAAGTTGTCGGGGAGTCGTAGCGAGAAGGTGAGGGCCTCTTCGTTCTTCGGCACATTGTCTACGGACGTCGCTGTATTCTCCTCTGTGAGGTAGAGGTGCAGACGCTGGCGCAGGCTTGCGTCGGATGCTTTGACCGCACGAAGGATAACCTCACGACTCTCTCCCTCTACGTCAAGCTGGGACAGGCTTACCGCCCGTGCGTCTTTGTCTTGCGATAAGTCGGCCTCCCCAAGCAGGTGCGCTTGCAGGGCCACCTGGTAGTAGACCTCGGGGAGCTTGATGGTAATAGTTACGTTCTGCATATTGGCTTAGGCTCTTGTGGGTGCAACTGGTGGACGCTTGTAGTGCAGCTTCTTTAGCATAGCGGAGAGGTGTGTGCTCGCCTCCTCGGCAGCTGGTGCGCTCCCCTCGGGATAGCTTGTCCGATACCATTCCGACAGCACGGCCATAGTGAGGTAGCTATGTATGCCAGCTTCTATTGCAGGGATAGCTCCGTCGTCGAAGCGGGTGCTCACGCTGAGCTTCACTACGAAGTTCTCTCCCAGCTCTACTGCACGGCCTACCGACAGGGCGGGGTGCTCCTTGATGTACCCACGCATCCCTCCGATTAGGCCGTTCACCGCTTCTCTCCAATACCGCTCCAGTAGCTCACGGCTGCTATCCGTAGGGAGCAGTCGGTCGTATGCTGTGGGGTCTTTGTCGATGAGCTTTGACGCTTGGTAGCTGGCACTCTTCTTGACCTCATTATATACAAGCACCTTGCTTACATTCAGTGTGATCTCTTTCATATCCTTATCCAATTAAGCCTCGGAGCAATGGTAGCCACAACGTCCTCGACACCCACGCCCCGAGGGCGAGCGCAATAGCGAGCAGGGGGGCAAAGGCTTTGAGGCGCATTGACTGCCATGCTGTGAGCTTGGCTGGCACTTCAACGTGCCTTGTAATGGTCTGCACGACTCGCACGCTATCGACACGACCTGAATTGATCGTATCGTGGACAACTCTCTCGCGATTGCGATACACGATCTTATCCTTGTAGATGGTATCGCCTGCCATACGCTCGGAGACATATACGCTGTCGTGGATATACACGCTATCCAACCGCCATCGGTCACGCCACTCTATTCGGTCACGCCACTCCGTGCGGGTGTTCTCGATCGGGAGCACCCTTGGGGAGCAGGACGTAAGGGCGTAGCCTATCAGTGCCACGGCTACGACCACGATGAGCGTCTCCCACCACTCTAATCTATTTGTCTTCATATCTCTCTGTATTGAGGAGGGGCGAGGCTCTGCACCCCGCCCCCGTTGTTAGTTACTCTCTGCCTGCTGTTCTCCTCTCTCTGCTCGCCACTTCGCCTCGAGAGCGAGGGCTTCAGCTTCGGGCGTGAGCTTCCACAGATTGGCGTAAGTGGATGGGCAGTATCCGAAGCGTGCCACGATGCTATGCTCGGCATTGACGTACATATAGCCCGCGACCTCTTTGAGCTCAACAATCTCCATAGTTATGTCTGTTAGCTATTATCTGAATGTTAGTGCAAAGCCCTTGGCGGCTGCTTTCTGCGCGTACTCTCGAGCCTCTGCCGTGTGTGCCGTCTGCCAATCGCTCGCGAGTGAGATAGTCTTCCCCGTCGCCTTCTGAAGGTTATCGACGAGGTACTTCACACTCTCCACGGAGAGGTTAACGCAGGTGGAGAGGTCGAGGTCAACCTTCAGTCCCTTGATACGCACCTCCTCGAGCGACGAGCATCCTTGAAATGGAGCAGTAGACATATTGGCATTTGACAAGTCGATAGTCCCAGTAACTCTACGGAGACTTGAACAGCTGAAGAATGCTAAGGAGAAATTGGTCAGCTGACCACCCGAAAGATCTATTGATACATCTTTGAGGTTGCTGCATCCAGAGAAGAGATATGATGCATTGGTCACCTTTGGCGCCGCTCCTATAGAAGCACTCGTAAGGGACGGGCAAGATGAGAATGCACTGGATATGTCGGTCGCATTTGTGAGTTCTCCCAGCGATACCTCTATGAGAGATCCGCACGCAGATGCGAACGACGACAGATTGACCGCCACACCAACATTCTCAATGCTCGGGAGACTTTTCAACGCCATGTTTTGGGCGAAGCAATAATCAATGAGTGCTGGCTTGTATCCATCTGAAATCCTCATCGGAGGAAGCGACTCATCAACATATCCAAAAAATTGCTGGCGTTTAAAGATGGACATTGTTACAGCCTGCTCCTTCATCCCCTCCACCGCCTTGATGGTGGCTACCAGCGGGGCGTTCTCCGTTATCGTTGCGCCCTTTCCTGCGAGGGCCTTATTGAGCTGTCGTAGCTTACCCTTGAGGTCGAGCACCGCCTCCTCGGCTTGTTTCTTACTGCTCTGTGCCATATACGATAGTCTTAATTAGCTTGGCGAATGAGCCGATGGTGTCTGCCCACTGCTTCTCGGTGAGCTTGGGGTTGTCATCTGTGGTGTCGAGGTAGGACTGATAAACGGACTTGCCAACGGGCCCCTGCTGGCCGACAGGACCAGCAGGACCGATAGGGCCACGCTCCCCAGCGGGACCTCTCTGCCCTTGTTGCCCAGCAGATCCAGCAGGACCTTGTTCGCCTCGTTCTCCCCTCGGACCAGCAGGACCAATAGGACCAATAGGACCTGGAGGACCTTGCGGACCTGGGATGCCCTGATCACCCTTGGGCCCTGGGTCCCCCTTTGGGCCTTTCTCTCCTGGTGCGACTGGAGTACCAGGTGTACCAGGCGTACCAGGTGTTCCTGCTCCTCCTCCTCCATGCTTAGGGATCAACTCCTCCGCAAACTGCGCCTCCGTCTTCGTGTACCCATGCTTCACAAGGATCTCATAGGCACTCGGACCACGGAGAGCTTCCAGTACCTTGGCTGTTACCTTTACAGGAGTTTCATTGCTCCCGTACTTCGTGATCTTGCAGATGGGTATCACCACCTCATAGTCGTGGTAGCCATCGTGATATGCTTCGTCGGGGATACGCCCATTAGCCGTCATCACACATACGCCTAAGCCGAGGCGTCGCGTAATATCCGCGGTCATCTCGACGATAAGCGTGTTGCCACTTATGCTCACGGGTGGCGTGGCACAGAGCGCGGTCCGCTCGTTGGTCACACTTACAGCGAGGTTCTCGAATAGGGCTGGGTCGAGCACCTCTCCCGACGGGTCTTTGATGAACTCTACGGGGATGAGCTTGTCTGTGCCTCGCTGGACAAGCTGTAATGTCCCCTTCGTCCCTGCTTCTGCTCTTCCGAATAGGCTCATAGTGTATTGGGGTTAATAGGTTTCTTCATCGTCATGTATCTCTTTCCGTCGTACTCCATCACCTGCCCTCGGGGCTGCTTGTTTTTCCCTGCAATGGATACGTGTATCCACTCGCTACGCCCCTTGGGGTGCTCCCATATCAGCTGGTCAAAGCCGCCACGATCCCAAATGATATGGAGCAGCTTCTTCAGTAGCTTTCGGTCGTGGGGTACGATGTCTGCAGCCTGCCCCATAGTGTGCTGGCTTTCGGGCTTGCCACCTACGGCAGCATTAAGACCCTTGTCCCCACCCGATCGGAAGCCCGAGGTGACAATGATAGGATGTCCCAGCTCCTCACGGATGCCGTCAAGATACTCCATGAGCATATTGAGGTACATGATCTGATCCTTGTTGGGGTCGTTGGGTATGCCGAGGCGCAGAGCCGTACCGCTGTGCGTCATCTCGGATAGTGAAAAGTACTTGCTCATAGTCGTGTCAGTTAAAAGCCACTACCTCCTCTGTCGTTGAGTTCCTTACGGAGCTTCTTCATCTCCTCATCGTCAAGCAGGGTAGAGTAGGCACTGCGAAGTCTGCGCAAGCTCTTCACTACGTTCTGCGTGTCGTTCTTCGGGCTGTTCTCCCAAATGCTTAGGCCCTCGGTGGCGATGAACACCATCGCAAGGGCAACAGATACCCATGGCACTTCGGGTAGGTGGAAGAGTTGCCACACGTCTGTGATGAGGAAGAGCATATCAGCGAAGCCTGCCACGATGAGGAACGCGTAGTACCATAGGAGTTTACCGAGGAGCGTACGGATGCCCCAGCTATTCAGTCGTGGGGAGAAGCGTTTTGCCACCTCATCCAGCGTGCCGTGCGCTGTACCCTCCTCAATAGCCTTGCGGGCTTGATCTCGTGCGAAGCGCTTATCTCTGCGTATGGCTGAATTGGTGTCAAGGATGCTGGCGAACAGCACACCGACATAGCAAATCAGCACGACGACAGAAGCCAGCGTGATCTCCCCCTTGCCGAACACGGAGAAGTCGAAGTACTCTGTAATAATCATAGTCTTTGGTTTTGGTTGGTTAGGTTGGTGCTGGTTAATAGTTATCTCCGAATACTAAGAAGGTGAAGTCAATATCGCTATACAGCGTATTGTCGTACTTCGTGTAGACCTCGAATGAGTTGGTTGTTATTCTGCCTGCCTTTGCGTTGTGTCGACCGTTGCCCGCATCCATACATAGCACGGAGTATCGTGTGTGTCCGAGATCGTGCCTAACGGTGTATGTGCCGTTTCCCGTTCGGCTGATGCTCATTCGGTCGGCACGTGCTCCCCACTTATGCTCAAAGCTCACGTTTCCAGCACTCACACGCCCCCCGAGGAGTGCCCCCGACATATCGATGTCGCCACGGATCTGCACAATGGGCTTGTTTAGCTTGTTCGAGATACGCACGAAGCGAGGGCTTGCACCCCACATGCCCATGAAGAAGAGAGCCCCTTCGTCTCCGATGTAGACGCGGCAACGTTCGTTACGTGTGTCGCTGAACTCGAGCGTGCGGAAGTCGTGGGTATAGGTATCAGGGAGCTTGCCACCAAATAGCATTGAGGCAATCCGCAGGGCCTTGCCACCTTCGAGCACCTCCATTTGTCCCCAATGCCCTGTGCCGTCGTGGTTGATCTCCACCACACGCTTCTCGCCTGTAGTTCCGAAGCCCGTCACGCCAGCCGCAAAGGCGGGCAGAGAGGTGTTAGCAGATCCTGCGAAGAAGCTGCGCACCTGCTTTGTCCTCGGGTCGCGCGCCCCGATGAAGCTCGTGAGGACAAGCCCGCCATAGATGTCGGTAGTGCCGTCGGTGATAGACGTTCGTAGGTAGTCGAGTAGTCGTGCATTGTCCTCGATAGCCTTTACCTTCTCGTCGGTATAGCTCTTCGCCTTGTTCGTAGCCTGCGTGGCTGCGTTGTCGGCATACTTACGTACCTCTCCGTCTTTCTTCTCTGCTTCTGCTACCGCTTCGCTCTTGGCTTGTCCTGCCTTCCCGTCGGTGTAGCTCTTCCCTTCGTTATGCTTCCCGTCGGTGTAGTTCTTTGCGCCCTCAAGGGTAGCAGCTGCCTGGCTGTCAATACGCTTGGATGTCGTCTTGTCGCCAGCGTCAGCGTATTGCTTTGCACCATTGAGTGCCTCGCCTGCCTTCCCGTCGGCATAGCCCTTAGCCTCTACCGATGATATGTAGTCGTCCAGGCGCACCCAGTGCAGGGCGTTGAAGGTTGTAGAGGCTTCCTTAGCGAAGAGTGTAGTCCCTCGTGGGTAGTTCACGCCTCCGATAGAGTTGGCTTCGGTCATCACCCAGCTGTCCCCCACCTGGTAGGACGTGGGTTTCTTTAGGTGTGTGGTCGTCTTGCCGTCGGCAGCCGCCTTGGCCTCCTTGGCAAGCTGCAACGCTTTCAGGCTGTCGCTGTCTACGATCTCCTCCCAGGTGTAGGAGGGTGTGTATCTCCAGCTCTTCCCAGCGTTGGGGCTCGGTGACTTATCCAGCGAGGTGAAGGTGTCCCCGATGTGAGCCTTCTTGTCCTTCTCTGTCGTCCACTGCGACGTCGGTGGGGTAGTGGCAGAGGGTGCACCATTGAAGTACCAATTAGATACCTTCCCGTCGAGCTGCTCCTGCATGCGCTCGAGCTTCGCATTCATCTCAGTTACGCCCGAGAGCCCCGTCGTGAGCTCGCCTCGCAACGCCTGCACCTGCGCCTCGGTGTACTCCCGCCCTTCCTGTACCTTGCCATCTGCATAGCCTTGTAGGGTGGCGATTACCGCAGTTGCTTTTTCCTCTAAGGAGCGTCCCGCCTCCGTGAATTTGCTGTCAGTGTAGCTTCGAGCACCAGCGGACTTAGTATCGACGTAGCCCTTGAGCCCGTCGGTCTTGTCGTCGGTGTAACTGCGTGCCTGCCCTAAGATGCCCTCGAGTATGGTATCGGCATCAGGACCACCTCCAGCACCTCCTCCCGTGAAGGATACCTTATACCCTCGGATCTCCTTACGTACTAAGTCGATGACAAACTCCCCGTCAGGCGAGATGAGCTTGTCGATGCGGATAGCTGCCGCTGGTATCTCCACAAGCCCGTACAGAGGTGTGAACACTCTATTGGGTAGCGAGCTCAGCATACCGACAAGCAGGTGGTAGTAGCCTTCCTCTCCTTCCATAGTCTTGAAGCCATCGCTGGTGACGAATGTACCCGTGTTGTCGGTCTTGCTGCATCGTGCATACACATAGAGATTGCGTACGGCATCGTCTACATCCACCTCGATACCTGGCACGTCCCACGTCTTGTAGTCGGAGAGGGGGCGGTCGGGGCGCACCCCTTCGATACCCATGGTGAGGTGGCGAATGACGCCAGCGGGCACGGATAGCTTCTTATACGTATTAGAGTAGCGGACTACATGCTCCACACGTCGTGCACTCGTAGCAGACTCTACAAAGAGCCACTGCAAAGAGGGGTCACCCTGGAGCAGACGAAGGACACGTGCCGTAAGTGGACTGATGCTGTCATTGAGCTCGGTGCGTATTCTGTGCTCGATATTCGCCTCGGGTGGTAGGTGCTTAGCAGGTAGTAGCCCTTCGGTGTCGAGCGGTGCAATACCATTAGGCTCACCCACACGATCTCGTAAGCTCTCTACCTCGGAGCGAAGACGCGCCAGCTCAATAGAGCTTACTCCGCCTCCAGGAATACCAGGGTAAGGGCTTGGATCAGGGCGCAGCTCCGTTACGTCGTTGCGTGGTGCGTCGCCCCATCGGAGTCGATGCTTGTCCCACAAGAGCTCCTTGCCGTCGACAATCACATAGTCGCCTTCCACGCCTCCCTGGGGGAAGCGAGAATACACATCAAGCAGCGTAGCGAATACGCCTAAGTTCACAAGCCTTGCTTTCATTATTCCATTAGTGTCTTACTGGTTTCCATTAGTGCCTTGGCCTGCTCGCCATTGCCCAGCGTGAGTGCGGTGAGTGCCCCTGCATAGTAGACCACGGCCTCGCGCAGACGCTCACAGATAGCGAGCTTACCTTCTCGGATCTTAGGGCGAGGTAGGTAGCGAGCCTTCTCCACCTGGATAGACTCCCCAGCCTCACAGCTGTATAGCTCCAGCGTCAGCCCCTCGGGAGCTTGGATAAGAGCTACCACGGGCTTCTCAGGGCAACCTCGCACGCCTGAGAAGGCACTAAGCTGTAAGGCATAGCGTGGATCGTCTTCATAGATAGGCTCTGTGACGTCCTTTCTCCAGTCACTCATACGGAAGGTGACAAGACGCAGGAAGTCGGCAGGGAGCGTCATTACGCCACGGCCATAGCCGACGGCACTCTCCCAGCGGATAGTACCCGAGAAGGGCAGACCCACGTCCAGCAGGTGGCGTGGGGCATCGCGGTGGACGATGAGCGCAGCATCCTCCAGCTTGCTCTCGATGATCTCCTCGACACTGAGCGTATCGACGTCACCAAGAGAGGAAAGGGTGGCACTGGTGTTGTTCTCGTCCAGTGCCACCCTTACCGACCGCTTCAATTCTTCGATAGCGTACTCCATGGAGGATTACTCCTTGTCGGTAGCGTCAGAGCCTTCAGCGTCGTCAGCGTCGTCAGTGGCAGAGGGTGCGACGTCCGTCCAGTTGATTTTTACACCTACAGACTCAGCTGCTTCTTCGATGGACTTACGTGATCTCATCTTAGAGCGGCCTACGCCATAGTCGGTAGCAAGGGCTTCCTTAGCGTCGGACTCATTGGAGAAGGAGAGTACTACGGCTTCGGTCTTCTCGACCTTAGTTTCTTCGCCCTTGGCTACCTCCTCTACGGCCTCCGAGTTATCCGTGTAGTAGGGATCTTCCTCGAAGTACGTCCCGAAGTAGGGGTGCGCCTCCAATTCTTTCTGCTCCTCTTCATCGCCTGTTACATACGCACTACCTCGCTCCATTTGAGGCTCAAAGGCAATGTGACGATAGGACGTAGCGTCTGAGCCGAGGCTAAGGCTAAGGCAAGTGCCTGAGATATATCTTTTATTCATTCGTTCTTCGTTCGTTAATAATAAAGGAGGGGGCAGACACCCAAGGGCCCCTGCCCCCGTCCTTTACAGACACATCACAAAAGACAACGGACACTCTAAGGCTTACGACTTCTTCAGACGAAGGCGAGCGTGAGCCTTTGGATAGCGGAGATACAGGCAGGCGATCTCCTGGATGACGGCCGCGTCGGTATTGCGGATACCTGCTGCCTTCATGTCGAGGATATTACGCTGCCATGAGAGGAAGGTGCTCTTGACGAGGAACTCGGGATCGAGTGCGAAACCGCAGTCGCTCATGCCGTTCAAGTCGAAGAGCTCATGATGCAGGATCATGATTTCACCGAAGTCGGTGATCCAAGACTTGAACTGAAGATCCCACGACTCTACCGACTCCTTCAGGCGGAACTTGTCGCTCTTGATCTTCGAGAACGCTGCGAGCATTTCGCTACCGCAGAGAAGGATCTTGCGCTTGTTGCCGACACCCGTACCTACGAAGAGGTCCTTGGAGATGTCTACCAGCTGCTCATCGGTGATGTCAGTGCGTCTTGCCGAAGCGACGTACGTACCGACCTCGATATCCTTACCCGCCTGATACCAAATGCCTCCCGTGAACCACGTTGCAGAGCCGTCCTTAGAGGGGTGGGTGATTACGTTCTTCACCCCGAAGAGGTAGGTGTTCTCCTGTGCAAGGCGCATGTCGTAGATACCATCTTCCTCCAGGTCTGAGAAGTCCCACTTGACGTTCTTTGCAGACATCTTGTCGATCGTGGACTGCTCGATTTGGATCATGAAGTTTTGGCAGTACTGCTCCTCGAAGGTGGGGACGTTGTTGAAGCGACCCGTCTGTGCATCAAGCTCAGCACAAGCCTTACCCATACGGACGAGGCGCGTATTCTGAGCGATCTGTGGGACGAGAATAGGCTGTCCCTTCGCGTTCTTCGCACCATTGACAGCATAGACAACAGGCAGGTTCGTGCTGGGATCACGACCGCAGACGTGGAGGACGAGGTCAGGTGCACTGCCTACGGGGTAAGCGTTACCCTTTTCGTCGAACTGACCCTTGACACCGACGACGCGGATCGTATCGTCGAGCGTGAACATGCTCCCGTCAGCTACCTCCAGCTTGATGCTGGCGTCGGTGGTCTGCTGTGCGGCCATCAGCTTCGACGTGGTTGTTGAGATAGGGCGCGTGCCTACTGAAGGGTACTTCACCTTCATGCTATCGATCTTGCGAGCTTCGGAGTGTCGGCTGATCTGGTCGATAGGTGTGGACATTGGACGGATCTTCGTGATGCGATCGTCAATGGCCTTGGAGTAGTAGTCGGGATCGCCCTCAGCCTCACCCGTGGTGCGGTTGGCGATACCTTCGTTACCCATTTCCTTGCCACCCTGGCCTACGGCTGCACCGCTATCAGTCTTACCTGCATCAGGAAGAGGACCGACGACAGCCATAGCACCACCCCCGAAGATGCCCGCCAAGAGGAGCAGACCCAGGTTTGAGATGTTAGTTACTAATTGCTTCTTATTCATCTTGATTTTGGTTAGTTGGTTGATATTACTCTCGCTTAATTCGCTTCATCTTGCCCTTTTCCCAAATGCTCTTTCGCGTTGATGCTACTCCAAGAGCACCCAGGTCGGGTGTGGGTCTTTCAGGGGTTGAGCCACCTCCTGAGAGGTTAGCCGTGCCGTCGCCTTCTTCGGGCTTACGGAGCTTCACGTCGATCTTCTCATTGCGCCCTGCCACGCGTCCCGTCTCCTCGGCCTCTGCTACTGCGTTGTCGTAGCCAATAGCCTTGAGAGCCATTTCGATAGTCTCGCGTGTGAACTTACCGCGCACCCCGTCAGTGACAATGTTTTGGAGCAGCTCCATGGCCTTGTCGATATCCTCGTCGGGTACGCCTTCATCCTGGAGCTTGCCGATCACGTTGAGAGACTCACTCAGGTTTTCCTCGTACTCCTTCTCGAGCTT